GATCCACCTGTTGAATTAATAGTAAGTGTTCCAGCACCATCATCATATACGGTAGTTATATTAGTACCATCTACAATTAAAGCGTTTACTCTATCATCTACTCTTTCATCTGTATAATATAGATTAGTTCCTTCTGGAAGGTCTGATGTGCTTCTACTGTCTAGCCACACTAGCGCTCTTGCATCATTGTGATACTGAATATGATCATCATCAGCTAAACCACTTAGATCTCCATGATCAATTATAACCGTTTCTCTTACATTCAATCTTGCTTCTAAACTATCTAAAGCTAGTTGAACATCATCTCCAAGTGATATAACGTTATCTGAATTGTCATATTCAATTCCGTTTGCATTGTGTTTATGTAGATCAGATGTTGAACCATCAGTCAATTCTTCTAATTCTAGTCCTGTTACGTCTGTAGCAACATCTTGAGCTATAACTTGATCTAATGTTACAAAGTGTGGATTAGTAGTTAAACTTCTATGTGTAGTGTTCTGAGATACATCTGTATTCGCTATTACCCGAGCCTCAGTGTAATAAAGGTTAGTTCCTTCTGTAAGATCATTTGTATCTTTAGTAGCTAACCAAGTATCAGCTCTGCCATCATTATGATATTGAGTATGGTCATCATCAGCTAACCCACTTAAACCACCATGATCATTAGTTAACCCAAGGGTTACAGCTTGCCATTGGCTACTAACATAAGCTAGTACTTGTCCACCTGTTGGAGTTGTAGCATTAATAGGCTCTCCTTGTAAAGAAATAGCATCAGCGCCACCAGAAGATGGTAAATCAGAAACATTCACATATTTTAGATTGTCTGAATCACTAGCATCTTGTATGAGTATTTTGTCAACAGATGTTGGAACACCCGCATCAGGGATAGTAGCTCCATTAAGAGCAGCTAATACATTGGCTTCATCAGTAACATCAGCTAATAATTCTATATTATCTAATTTAGTACCATCTGTAGCTATATTTCTTCCATCAACTGTGCCAGTCAATGTAATATTTCCAGATCCAGTTATATCATTGCCGTTTAAATCCAAATCTCCACCTAATTGTGGAGTTAAATCATCAAGTAAAGAAGCTATGCCACCTCCACCTACACCTGCATTCCAGGTTTGATCTTCTTCATTAAAAGTATATAGAGTCCCTGTATCAGATACAGTAGCAATAGCTCCATCATTTGCTATAGGGTATGCTTTTTGTAATTCTAGTATGTTTTCAAAGTCTCCTAATATTAATTTAGAAGCTTCTGAAGTACCAGATAACAAAGCTAATTTTTGTTGAAGTAGTTTATTAATTTTCATTATATTATTTTTTCTATTGGGACTTCTACTATAAATGGTGGCAAATTAGAAAATGCTTGTCCAGAACCTGACGACGAAGTAGTAGCTCCACTAGAATCAGCATTGTTTGAATCAATTGATAACCCAGTTGTAGCTGTAGTAATACTATTCGTATGTGAATGCCCTAAAGAGAGCGAATGAGTGTGAGAAGGTACTGTGACTGAACCAGATCCAGTAATTAATACATTTTCAGTACCATTTAACAATCCATAATTTTGCTTATTTACAAATGGAACAAACACTTCAATATCTTTAGAAGTTGTATGTGTATCGGGTGACTCAATAACTCTAATTTCTTGTTTACTCAAAGTAACTGAATATCCGGAAGAGTTAACAGTATAAGTACTTCCCCCAGCTGCTCCCATTGTAGTACCAGATAATTGTGAATTACTTGTTACACCATGAGTATGTCCGCTATCAGAAATATTATGATTATGTGAACTTAAACCATGCGTATGCGTATGAGCTGGTAATTCAGCATTAGTTAGTTGATTCGTTTCTTGGCCACCAGTAGAGCCTATTACAGAAAATGTTGAAGTACCTGAAGGATTGTGATAAACACTAAACTTTCCAGTTCTGTTAACAGTTCCGTTGTTTCCATTAGACACAGCCCAACCTTCCCAAGCTTCTGATCCTAAACCAGAAGATGAGTCAAAATATTCATTATAAATATTTAACCCAACTGTTAAACGAGCTCCGACTGGAACTATATTAGAGGAAAAGTTATAAGTGTTTAACAGATTATACACTTGCTCAACAGTCATATAATTTTCATTGCAAGCCATATTTTTCTTTTATTAATCGAACATCAATTGTCGAACATCTTTCTAAGAATTTAATATTTCTTAAGATTCTGTAATCAACAGGACAGCATTTAATACCGTATGATGCTGCTCCAATCAATTTACATATTTCGTTTGCTAATTTAACAGTTGCAGTTTGCATCATAATTTAGTAAATAATCATATACTTTGTGTGCTGACTGACATTTATCGCAAGAAGCTAATACTTCAATAGCATCGTAATATTCAGCTAAAGTAGAATTTTCAATATCACTTGCAATATAACAGGCAACATCACATAGCAAATCTCCACAAATAAATACACATTGTGTTTGTGTAATAGTTTTAGTTTTGGAGAAACTATCTAAATAAGTAATAGTTAATTTAATATAGTAAACTCCTTCGATTAATGGAACACTTATATCTTGTGTAAAAGGTTCGTAATAACTTGAAAAAGTACCTATCTGAAATGTAGTAGCGTCAGTTTCATTTTGAGAAACTCTCCACAAACTAGCATAAATACTAGTTATGCTGCTAATATCATAACAATTATATTTAGATGGGATTTTGAATGAAACATCATCGTTAAACAAATCAGTAATAACTAAGTTATCACAATCAGATAATGAAGTATCAAAATCAAATTCAGAAAGTGGATATGCTTCTGAACAAGTAGAAAGAGAAGTTGTACAAGGACCTTCGATCTGTGTAACAGCTGATACCTCACCACTAAGTGAATTATAATATTCAGCAGCGTACCAGTATTGTGTGTTAGAAGATGCATTTACATCAGTCCATTCAGTAACATCAGAAGTTAATGTAACTGCTAATGTATAAGTTGGGTCTGGTAATGTAAGAGTACTAGGGTTTGCTGTAGATCTATATATTCTTAATTGAGTATAAAGAGCTTGTACAGATGTTTGACTAAATTCTGTAATAGTTGCATCAAAACCACTTGAAGTTTTAGTATTACAATCTATATCAAAATCAATTGGTGGAGTAGGAGGAATACAATCATTACTGCAAGTTATAGAATCTGTCTCAAGAACTTGATTACCTGAGTCATAGATAGTAATAACATATTCTACAGCCGAGGTACAAATATTAACAACATCGGTATGATCTGTAATATTCCCAGTAGGTTGTAGAGTAAATGTATCTATTAATATTGCAGATCCATAATCAGCTTCTATTTCTGCAGTAACTCCTGATCCAGCATAATTAAAGGATAATCTATTGTATTCGTAATTTGAACAATCTAACGAAAGATTGGATATTGCCATAATTATGGATATAAAAAAAGGGGACCGAAGTCCCCTATAACTTACACAAAGAGGTTAACACCAGCAGCGTCAGTATCTTTATACTCGAAAGTACAAGAGTTCAACCATGGAGTCAAAATTGCGTTTAAGCTTACTACAGTATTTGCAGCGCCTACGCCAGCAGCAGAAGGAACCAACATCAATGTATGAGTAGGATTTTTAACCATATTAGAATAGTTATTATAATGTTGCTCACCGTGACCGATGATAAATACATTATATTCCTGATTTACATCAATGTAATCTGGAGAAGTAAGAAAAGTGTTAGACATTCCCATCCACTGTTGTGAAAAAATACGCTTCTTAGCGCGATCATTATATTGGAGAGAAAAGTAACGTCCTTGTCCTTGTCCTTCGAATGGCTTAGAGCCTTCAACGTTATAAGTGATATTACCAGCTTGATAAAGAGTTTCGTTCATACCAACTCTTAGTCTAACTTTGTTACGTCTTTCACGATCTTCAACAACAGCAGTACCAGAATCAAGTGCAACTATGATAATCATATCATGAGTTTGAGCACCAACAGTTGACAAGTCAACAACACCGATTTCAGCAGCAAAAGTAAGATCAGAATTAGCAACTAGCTCAGCAATTGTTGCTACGAAAGTAGCATCAGGAGTGTAGCTATAAGTCACAGAACTACGAGTTAAGAAGTTAAAAGGAGTACCAGCAGCGATAGATGAAAGAATAGTTCCCGTTCCTGAACCATCAAAATCAACAGCAAAAGCAATATAAGGCTTATTACCTACATATGGGCTAGAGCTTATCTTGATAGCACTCGATTGCAAGTTTGCAGTATAAACTAAATTTTGTATCAACCAATCTATTTTCTGATTTTCAGTGGTCAAAGACAAAGTAGCAAAAGCAGGAGTAGTTATAGAAGCATCAACTTGATCAGTATTACGAGTTCCGTAAAACTTATCATGACGAGCGCCTTCCATAGCAATACGTAAGATATACTCAGTATTGTCAGCAGGGTTAGGAAATGCATCAGTTTCTGTAGTAGTTTTACCAAGTACAAATGCTGAACGCAACGGAGTTGCAGCAGCTTTACCTACGTAAGTGATTTGATTACTAGAATCAATTTCCAAAGACTCTACTAAAGGTGGTTGATTATATCCAGCATCGATAGCTCCAAAAACAGAGATATCAGAAGAGTTAGCAGTACCTTGAACAATTTTGATCTTCTTGACAGAAGAAGCAACGTTTGCTCCAGTTCCAGTTACATTGTTACTAGCAGATAAAAAAGTACCTTTTGCTAAGTGAGATGTATCATCCCAAGCAACAACACCTAGTTGACCATCATTGATACCGAGGTCATTACCAGAAGCTGGGTAAATAGTTCCTGTAGCCAATCCTTGGTCTCCAGAAGCAACCAAAAAAATTTGAGCATCAGGATCAGTTGTAAAATTAGAAAATGCCATTTTAAATTAAAGTTTAATTAACTATTTGAAGCAGCTCTTTGTTGAGCTACTTGATAGCCTTGGATGTTTTCAAGTACACCTTTGGCTTCTAATACAGCTTCATTTACTACTCGGATATGCATCTTTTCAGGCAAATCACATTCAGTCTTAACAACTGTATTACCAATGACATCTACGTATCCTCCGATAGAGACATCATTGGGTTTTTTAAGATATGTTAAAAACAACGCATCAGCTGTAAAATCCTTACCTGTATAAACATTAATGTTGTTACTAGTTACAGTTAATAAAGCTCTGCGCCACTTAAGAGAAGGTTTAGTATTAAAATTTCTTAATTTAAAATTTAGATCATCTTGTTCCTCAACGTGTACGTTAATAGGAGCATCACAATCTTTAGAGTTAATATAAGCTCTTAAAAAGTGCCAATACTCATAATCTAAATCATTCAAATCATAAATGTAAACCCCATCTATATTGCTAAAAGGTTGTAACGATGGTTGAACAGATGGAGAACTTACTACTAGAGTATGCAACTCATCTGTAATCTTTTGAGCTGTGTCAAAGCCTAGCCCTATCACATTGTTTCCAGTATAGTATGTATTAACTAATTTATTAATACTTATTCTCAAGAATGTATCAATTTCAAGCGGAGTCCAATCTTTATTTTTCAAAGTATCTTGTTGATTGGATTGAAGCTTAAACTGATAATGCATCTGTTCTATAGTCATATTACAAGTTTCATTTCTTCTTTCATTTCCTCAACTAATTCAAAATTTTGAGGATCTTTAAGAAAATTAATATATGATTCTGGCGACCTAGCGATTGTTTCTAAAGAAGTTCCTCGCTTACTGTGCCATTTAAATTGTCCCACTGTATCAGTTAAAACTCTTGAGTTTAAGAGTTCTTGACCAAGTACCATAATGGTAAATTGAGTTTTGTCTTCTGCTTTTTTGGACGTAGCAAGTTTAAAAATATCATTAAACTTTTTCATCCTTGAAGAACGATTAACTCCTAGATAATTGTTATTTTCAGTTGACTCGACATAATCATACAGTGAGTTTTCTACGATTTCTTGAGCAACCTTACCTTTGACTTGTTCGAGAACAAGGGCTACCTTGTTAACTTGTCCTGGGTAAGATTCGATAAGATCTCTAAGGTTACCGAGGGTACGCATCTTAATACGATTGCGATTTGCTTTAACTTCTTGTTCTTGTTCTAAGTGAGAAATATAAAATCTAACTTTAGAACCTTTTAGCAAAGCATCCTCATAACTGAGTGCAAATAAATTTGAGCTCTTAACGGCTTCATAGCTAATTTCATCGTGTAGATTATCTAGTACAAGCGTATTCTTTTGGTCTTCAAATATATGCATAAATGATTGAAGGTATGTTCTTTCTTTTCTTTTCATTTCAGCAGAACTACCATCAAAAACATTAAATGAAGTTGTATCTAAAAATCCAATAGGTTTGTTATATTTAACTTCTAACTGTTGTTGCTTCGTGATTTCTTCTTGTTCAAATATGTCAGTGTTTTTATAGTTGGATGGAAGACCAGCCTTGTTCTTGTACCATGGGCTTTTCACCATGTATTCAAGATCAATAGCCAATCTTCTTTTAGAAGCACTATCGGAGATAAAAAACATAAACTTACCTCCAGGTGCTTTAGTCGTTCCAACCTTTTTACCATCTATGATGTTAAACACATTTCTATTTTGAACAGACTCACGAAAAAATGGTCTTATCTCAATAGTATTCATAGAATTTTATTACAATTCAGGTTCGTAAATAATTGAAGCAATCCTAGAGGTATCAAAAACTACCAATGATCCAGACAGCCCGTAACGACATACTACTCCTTTTTCACCAGTAGGAGCCATGCCACCATTATTAATTACACCAGTTCTTGGATCTACAGATCCACTAATCCAGTGGTATTCATCAACACCGCGAGTCTTAACCATTGCCATGTTGGCTTGGTTAGGAGCTTCAGAAGACTGAGCTGCGCCTAGATCATAAATATCCATGCGTGCTGAATCAACAGTATAAATAGGGTTAAGAGGGTGACGACGACCACAATACATTGGATCATCTTTAATTGGATCATGCATAACACGAATCCTCAAACCGTTCTTAGCTCTGTAACTTTTGTACTGATATCCAAATTCAAGGTCACCAGCTTGCTCTCCAGCTATTTCTCTGATATAATGTCTATCAAGAGTAAGGTAAGCACCAGCTTCGTCAGATAACATCTGATCAAAGATACGCATTCCAAGTGAACCAGTAGAAACAACAATGTCTCTAGATCCTTGAGGGATACGTGTATGGAAAATAGCATCAAAAAAGTTCTGGAGTTGATTAGTTGTAAGAGATCCATTATAATACATCTCGTAACCATCTTTTACTAGTTGTCTCCAACCTGGTCCAGTTCTTTTAATATATCTACCTGTGCTATCCATTCGCTGAGTAGATTTTCCGAAATGCATCATGTACTCACGATCCATCTGAGTTTCTTCAATAATCTTAGCTTCCATGAAAGTCAAGAATCCACCTTTTTCAACGATAGACTTTGTCTTAGGATTAAAGATAGAGAAGGTATAACCAGACAAGTGAGGAGTACTGTTTCTTCCAGATTTACCACTTTTACGAGCATTGATTTCTTCACGAATAATTCTATCGGTAACTTCAAACTTGTTGGCGTAATGACCAAGCTGAGATTGAAGATCGATTTGAGTTCCCCATGAAGTTGTACCATAATCTTGGTTCATCTCCATTCCAACGGATGTACTTGCTTTACAGAAGTAACGTCCTTCAGAAATATACTGTGGATCTACAAAATCGTTTGGATTACTAGAGTGTAGTCTAACAGTATATTCAAAGTAAGTTCCTTTCTGAATTGGTGTACCAACAACTTCTAACATGAAGTTATTATCTTCTCCGATAAGAATATCCGGCTGGCGATACCAACCTTCTTCGAGACCAATTTTAAATTCTTGTGAGTTCCATCCTGGACGAGAGTTGCCCGCTTCTAGGAATGAAGCTACACGATTCTTGCGATAATCATCGGCGAACATAGTCCAGCGATACATATCACCGTCTACTTCATAAACTCTATTAGCTGACTCTGTTAAATCAGTAAGAGGCTTATAGTAGAACTGGTTAGAAGATGAAAACATTTTGGACACCATAACACCAAAGTTATGAGGTTTGTCATAATTAAAGAATCTAGACAAGTGTGTAGATTCAAATGACTGTCCGCCAAATCCTTCATATTCTTGTAAACGAATTCTTCCGCTTTTTTCAGTATAAGACATTATTTATTTAATATTATTCAACGTATGAAACCTAACCTGGATACAATTCAAAATCATCCAGATTAATAGATCCCCTGTTTTGTTGTTCTCGTTGTTTGAGTGTTACAGGAGTATCTGATAATGCTGAAGCCCATCTATCTTTTATATTTTTGGCTTCTTGTGAACTAATTTTTTTATAATCATCTAGATTAAATTTAGAACCATCAAAGTAACTTAAAAAATCAGCTAAGGCCACCACATTTTTATGGTCACTAAGAATGGCATTAAGCTTAGCTTCAATCAAAGGTTGTCCTTGATAAGTACCAGCAATCTCATTCATTACAGTTTGTTTCCGAGTGTTATTCCACTGTTGAGATTCAATTTCACTAGTAAGGTTTTTATTAAACTCTTGTATGTATTGATCTTGTTGTTGTTTCTGGTTAAAGGCTTCTTGTTGCATCTGTTGGATACGTTGTGAAGCTTGCTCTTGTTTTCTACCGAGAATTTTCTCAGCTTCTGTTTTAAGTTTACCTTTGTCAGAATACATTTCAATAAGTTCGTCTAAGTCTTCTTCGGCGATTGTTCCTGAAAGCTCTCTACGAATTAAATTCTTTTGAGCAGCTTCATTTGTTAAATCGATTTTAAATTCCAGATCCTTCGTAATATTCAAAAGAGTATCTATATCACTTACTCCATTTAATCCTGCTTGAACTACATCACGTAGTCTATCAGGCATTTGAGCAAGTAACTGATCTTGCGCTACTTGATACTGTTGTTGAAAAGTATCCTCTTGTATTTTTTTTAGACCTTTGAATGTACCGTCAAACTTATAATCTTCAGCAACGGTAATCATTCCTTCATCTTTCAATAACTCATAATAAGCATCGGCTCGTTCGTCTCTTTCTACCTCATCCTTATTACCAGTTTCTATAGTTTCTTCCTTGATATCTAAATCTTGCAATGAAGTAACTACTTGAAAATCATTTAAACTCTTATCACTTGTTTCCATAAATATAGTATATATGAATTAAAAAATTAAATTACTAATGTTTAATTAGTCAGTGTATTATTATCGCTTTCTAAGGCTGCTTCAGCTTGTAGAATTCGAATTTGAGCATCAGCTTTAATATTCTCCTGTGCTCTGAATAACTCTAGAGACTCTTTCTTCATTTGCTCCTGCTGTTTCATTTGTTCTTGTTGTTTTCTCTCTCGATCTTTTTGAGCTTTTAGCAAATCTTCATGTAATTCTTCAGGAGAGGTTCCTTGTATTCTAGATTTTAAAATATTAGAGATATCTACAATAGTCCCATCATTTTGTGCGAAAGTCAGAGTTAGATCTTCCATCATTTGTAGATACTTCTCGGACATGCCAGAAGAATTAACATATACACCTAAATCTACATATCTTAAATGTTCAGGATTCACTTTAAGTGATTGACGCATTTTGTTAGGCATTAAATATTCTATTGATATTGACTTACCATCTTTAACTCTTTTCTCAGCCCACATTCTATAATTCATTACGTATGTGGTAATTATTTCACCCCAGAGTTTGTTATGATAAGAAAAATATTTTTCTGTTATATGTGATGATTGTGCAATTGCTTGTTGATTATCAGTTACATTAGAAGATGCTGAAAATTGTGCTAATCTCTGTGGAGATATACCACCTGCTTTACCAATTTCCATTTCCAACCATGATAATATTTGAGTTAAATTGAGTATATCAATTGTAGCGGATGCATTCACAACTTGACCACCGGGAGCTCTTGTAGGAGGCATATCTCCTCCTTGCGTATTGATCATAGAATTATAAACAATTAACCCGTGTTGTTGATACCACAATGTTTTTTCTAATGCTAATTTTGGATCTCCTCCTCCTAAATTTGGATCTATCTGAGATGCATCTAAAGTAATCAATGGCCCTTTATTCTTAGAGATTAATTCACCTAGTTGATACATGGCTACAAAATATAAGAATTGAAAAGGTTTCATCCTACCCATCATAGATATAGATGGAGCATTTGTTGAATTAAATCTTCTTCCATGGTAACTAAGTTTGGAAGCGAACGGAGCCTCTAAGGATATATTCTGATTAGCTCTACGTCTAACTTTAACATAAATATCACCATCAATTCTATAACCTTCCCAGATATCTGGTATCCACATATACTCAACAGATCTTAATTTTTCTTCATCGTCTAACCATTCTAGTGAAATTACTTCACGATCATATTGATTAATACTTTTAGACTTAAGTGCATTTTTAGGTACAGGGTACGCGTCATCAACCATCTCTACTTGCTCTTCACCATATTCATCTGAATAAGTTAAGAAACCAACTCTACGTTGCCATTTCCATTCCATATGAACAACTTCATAAAGATTATAAGTATTGAAAGACCTAGGTGAATAATTATCACCATACAATCCTGTTTCTACTTCATCTTGATTAATGTATTGTTGATTAGCAAATTTATTTAAAAGTATTCTATTTGTAAAAGTCTGATCATTATGGTGGTCAATTTTCTTTTTAGGAGTAGCTTTAGAGTTACTCATTTTATCGTCTTCAAATCTACTTATTTCATCTTTAGTCATGTGTTCAGCAAAAGACTCAACAATCTCAGATGCGGTAGAGAATCTTATGCTACCAGCCCAATCTCCATCTTGTATGTATTTAACATTATTAGTCTTTTCAAAAAAAGTAAATAATGGATTTAATATATCCATACTTGGTTTCCCATTTTTCATGCCTACATATACAACTTCTTTATCTGTGATAAGTGCATGGAAAAACGCTTCATTCTTTAACTGGTCTAAATCCTTAGCGAATTTAAGATAGTTAATAACAAAATTAGAGAAGATTTCAGTGGATGTTTTAAAGTTATAGATGCCATCTATTCTTTTCTCTACATCCATCTCTTGAAGCATAGTCTCATATTTTTGCTTAAACTCTTCATCCGGTATATCACCAGCTTGTTTACGAGCTTTAACTTCTATAATTTTCATTAATTCATTAACAGATTCTTCAATATGTTGTTTAAACTCCATATCTACTATTGGATCTGATTCTTGATTTAACAAATAAGCATAAAAGTCATCAGCAATTTTCAATTCTTCACCTAGAAGAACATCAATATTTTGATAAGTCTTATTATATGGTTTAATTTCTTTTGTAATCTTAGCAACTTTAATTCCTAAAGGATTACAATAAGGTTCAAATTCTTCCTGTGTAATTAAGTTATTATAAAGTCTATAATTTGAAACGTCTTTGTTATATTCTTCTAAAGCATGGGAAGACATACTCATATAAGATGGAGAAAATTCATCCATTAATTTTTTAGCGCGTTCTTTAGTTTTCTGAGACTCTTTCAAACGGTACATAATTTTTATTGTTTATAAACATACGGCTGTTATCCGCTAAAAACGCTAAAGGGTTTATTTTTTCCTTTGATCGTTTATTAGTTATTGCTCGTGTTTTATCATCTTCCAGAGCTATTATACATCCAGCAAATGCTGAGAGTCTATCGTAGTTGTCATCTGGATTGAAATATATTAGTTCTTCTAAAAGACCTCTCGAAGGTATAAGATCCATATTTCTAACTACTTCACCTTCGTGTATCCCTCTTTCTTCAATTAACCAATCATAAATATATTCTAAAATCCTATCTTTAATAATAGCATTAGGTACAGAAAAACCATACTCAATGAATCTAGACGAAGTCTTAGATTTAGATGTAAGTATGTATTTAGGCTTAGTAGCTAATAGTCCTAATTTCTTTTGTTTATGAAAATACTCATAAACTGCAGATCCCTTATTGTTCTCAAAATAAACACCACGTGGTGTAGCCCCATATAACATAGATAGCTTCAATACATTTTCATTAAAGAAATCTAATCCCTCATAAGGTTTACCAACGTATTCGGCAACTATCTGAGAATAACCATATTTCTCAGTAACATATCGATTATTCTTAAATACATAAACAGCTCCTAATGAAGATCCTGCATTTTGTTCTTTCGATACATATGGATCATAACCAATTATATATAAATCATCAGGTACTTTACCATCAATCTCTTTAGGAAATTCATATATAGTTATGCATCCTTGTGGATCATCATAATCACTTTTATATTTTTTATATTCGTGTAATGGTTTTAAAGAATTATTATGATCTAATTCATAAGTAACTCCATTTTTAGCTGAAGAATCAAAAGACAAAGTAACATTAGATGAATTACTTAAGTAGTGATTGTCTCTTTTAATATTATTTAGTATCGATCTTAATTCAGTAACTGGGAAACGATTACCCTTCATAGAAAGAAACATTTCAGAAGGAATAATTGGAAAGTTCATCAAATGCCTATCGATAATGGATGATGCATTCTTCTTACCCATCTTCGCTTGCCGCTCTTCCATAATGGTTTTATGAGCTTTAAGTAGATCAGTATTTCCATTCTTATCCTTGTGTATATTCCTAGCATAATGATAAGGCATAAACCAACATGTTTTATTAGCTGACTTTTCATAAGGATCGTCAAACTCTAACATGTCAAACGCGGTAGGTTCTCTAAATATAGTTTCACATTCAATAACCTTATCTACGTTACCACCAGTACCAATATAACAAGATATTCCTAATTTCTGATCAATCTTTTGTGCTGCTTCATTAGAACCATGCACATCTTTTACATTTTCTAATAGACCAACTTCTTCTATAATAATGAGCGAAGGTCGTAAGCCAGCCATCGCATCAGGGTTATCCTTAGTAAAAACCCTATGTTCTATTTTAGAACCAGTTCCTCCTTCTACCCAAAGATTACCTACTTTCTTTTTATATTTATGAATCATCCTTGTGTTTGGTTGATTAAGTCTACCAGATGTATTCTTAAAGAAAGGTGATCTAAATTTCTTACCAGTAATTGGATCTTCATAACCTCCTGGGAGATTGTGAAAAGCTTCCATCATCTTAGATAAAATCTCCGCAGACTTATCTGATAATGCAGCACCAACACCAATTTCAATAGATGGTTTCATACTAGACCCATGTTCAATCATAAAATCGAATAAAAAAGTATGTAATATAAGTCCAACACCTACCATATAAGACTTTCCAAATCCACGACAACCCATGAGAAAAAGATTCTTCATGGGGTTGTTATATAATGGACGTCCTTTATTATATGAATGGAGAGCTCTTACATAGTCGTAAGACTCAACGTATTTTTTTAAATTTCCTTCATGATATAACTCAGGAGCTTCTTCACTAAGTGGTATTAAATCTTTTGTTAATCTAATATCACAAGAGTAAGTTAAGTCATCTTCAAATCCAGAAAACCCACGACATATAGAAAAGTTATAAAAGAATTCCCATTCTACATCTCTTAAATAAGGTCTTATTTTAGTTCTAGGAGCACCTGGTTTTTCTTGGTGAAGTATTGTACCAAAGTTAGCATAGAAATATAAATTAGGTGGAGCCCATCTCCACGCATCTTCATTAGTATGTGTATCTTTTGTAAGAGTTTCATGATCTACAGTCCATAAACCTTCTATACAATGTTTTAATTGAGAATTCCAAAATAACTTATATTTACTAGTTCCTGGATAATATGTGGGAACACTATCTAGTAAGAAAGCTTGTTTGTTTGCAATTTGTACAAAACGTTGACAACTATAATCATACTCCTCAAGATAAATTGTTTTAGAAAATATTTTCATTGTTCTAGAAAAGTTTCTTCACCACCGCCCATGATAGTACCGTCGACTTTAGCCTTCTCATACTGTTCTTGGACTTTTTTAAACGCATCCCAAATTTTAACAGATTTTTCAAGCATTGTATCTAGGTCTTTAGCTTCTGATAAGTCTAATGCATCATATCTAAATTCTTTGAGAAACTCAGATCTCTCTAATAATTTCTCCGCCCATAGTTTAAAAGCTCTTTCGTCTTTGGAACACATGTGAGTATCATACTCTTTTATTGCTTGTTGTACTTCAGGAACCTCGAATACATCACCAGTTATATTTTCTTCTAATTCTGCTCGCCTAACTTCATCATTGTAAGTATAGAATTCAGAATCAGAGTCACTATATAAAAGAACAAACCAAGCCATCATTGACGATCTCTTAGTTTTTTTATGTTTATCATAAATGTATTTAAAGGGTTTTTTATGTTTATAAACTGGATTAAGTTCCCAAAAATTACCTTCTTGAAATTTTAACATAATTATGTATTAAAAAATTTTCTATTTTCAATTCCTAATTTATCACCAATTATTTCAAGCATTATTAGTAATTGATTATGGCCTTCCACTTTAGAAGTTACTATTAAATCTTTTAATTCTTTCTTTTCTTCGTCTGATCTAATACTAATCATTTGCAATTGTCTGGATACTTCGGCCATTAAGTCATAAGTTTCTTTAGTTAATTGTCTAGTATAGATATCCATATCTCTAATATTTTCATCTTTTAACTTTCGTTCTTCTCTATGTGATTCTTCTAATTCTTTAAATCTATCTGTAAACGCTTCATCTGCTTTTTCTCTTTCTTCTCTATGACTTTCTAATATTGTTGTAAATCGTTTTAAACCGTAGAATACAATCGCTATAAGAATACCAACGCTAATGCTTATCTCGGCTAATTGCTTTATTACTTCCAACTCCATTTATTACCATTTTCCTAAAGGACATTTTTTACTTTCTAATTTTGTTTTTGAAGGCATAAAACATCCACACCCTGTAGTAATTTTACCACTAGTTATGTGAGGTGCAGTCTTCCTCGAATTGCATGTTTGAGCATCATGATTATATACAGTACAAGATAAACAATGTCTCATTCTTTTTTCAGACATTCGAATAATTTTTTTATCTTTTGTTTGTAATAATTTATAACCATCGACGATATCATTTAATTTGGTAGGCATGTACGTAACTATTTAATTGATGAATACTCTTAAATTTGATATATTGCACATGGCTTATGAAAGAATCATCATCAAACAAAAGAGGTTTATTTAAATATAAAAGAGCGTTTAGATCTTTGCTACGAGCAAATAGATGTAAACACCCTTGTGTTAAATTATAAATAAAAATTTTTAGATCATCCCGGTCAACTTCCTTATCCGGTTGAACAAAGACACTTTTTTGCGAGTAATCCATTTTTCATAGTTTATAAAATTTCTTAGTACATATATTAAGAATGTAGCAAATCCTAATATAATACTTCCCACAGCTAATTCAATACTTACTAAAAAGAGTAAGTATATAGCAACAAATATAGCCAATATTGTTCCTACTGCTGTTACTAATGGAAATGAACTCATTGCTGTTTTATACATAGATACTAAGGCTGGATTTGCTGGAATATTTGATTTAAACCAATAAGTATCGTTTTCATATTCATATGGATCACCCCCCCAATAGAAGTTAGTCATCCATTTAGGTTTTGTAATCAATTGAATATACTGTTTTAACAATGGTTGATCTGGTACTTCCATTACCAGATACATAGGATACTCTCTAGTATGAGTTGGTCGTTGGATATCTCCTTTACTTTTATTGAAGAAAGACCCATACCTTTCCAGTCCATATTCCTTTGGTGGTATGGGGTCAGTTGGTTTAATTTGAAAAGATACAAGCATTTCTTCTTGCCCTTTCAACCACTCTATTTCTTTTATATAACGTTCTCCATTTATATATGAATACACATACCAATGTATTATTAATTCATTATCTCTTCGCCATCCAACTCGAATAGAGTTTTTATGCACAGTCAAATGAGAACTAATACCAACTGCTTTATTAACATGTTCAGATTCTATCATAGGAGCTTTCTCCAAATGATAAACATAAGAAGGATTAAATTTACGTAATCTAGCTTTAGTAAACCAATTTTTACCTTTTTTTATTGCTACATTAGATGTACCCAGATATTTCATTTTTTGCATGTTCACAAGTTTGTTTAATTAAGTTAAAACGTTTGGTTGATTTTGGATTAAAAAACTTAAATAATTTATTAATCTCTGGAACCGAACCTTCAATTAATCTAAAATAAACTTTAGACAATCCTACTAATTTATCACACTTAATACCATAGGTATCTATTGTTTTGCGATATATGGTGAGCTCGTATTCAAGTTCTTTTTTACGGTGGGCCAATTGATTTGCTCTATTAACTTGAGCTGCGGTTTTTCGTTTTGCATCTTTTAATTCACTTTTTAAATCACGTAAGAGAGTTTTTACTTTTAAATTCTCTTGTTTATAAGCATCAACAGATGCTTCTTTATCACGTATGTTATCATTAATCATATTAAAATCAGAAAGAAGAGCGCTATACGTTTCTTTCAATTCACTGTAATTTTCTTGTAATTCTGGCTTATTCATAAGTTGGTTTATAATTAGAAGCAAACAAAGCTTCTACTTGATAATCGCGAATAAGAACATAGCAATTTAAAGTACTCATGCTTCTGTTTCTAGAGATATTATGTTTATTCCAAAATATAAATTCATATGGCATATAATATCTCCACTTACCTTCTTCACGTTGGAATTGCTGCATTATTGCATCATCTGTTAATTGTACATATCTTCCTCCTTTTACCCATGAAGAACTAGATTTAACTACATATCCAAAATCATAATAAGGATACATATTTTCAATAGGTACTCCTTTAACATCAGCTCCCGACTTAGCAGGTTCATGCACAATCCTAGGAATAACAAATGATGTTTTTGGATCAATATGTGGAAGTCTAGCTAGTTTAACAATAACCATATTGTCAGGTATTTCTATCATACCAAAGTCTTGATCTAAAACATTTAAAGTATTGTTATAATTATCTACACTTTTTTGCAAATTATTATCTGATTGCCTAGATCTTTCCATCTCTGTCATAGCAGTTAAATCATTATATGCTTGTGCAGCTTCTTTGCTTTCTTTTAATGAAGCTAATTCATGAAGAGATCCATCACTCATATAAATAGATTTCTGCGGAGTACCTTGTATTCTTTTTGGAAACAAAGCTCCTTCAAGTAAATTTTTATTTTTTTTCTCGTGTTTATGCATTATAAATTGTATTGTATTTTTTTATTAAATTATTGAAGTTTACTACAGAAGAGTCTTCAATATAATTATATAATTCATCACTCATTGATTCCAATGTTTTAGTAATATCGTCTTTCGGAACGCTCGACATTAATTCATCAAATGATTTATGTGAACCAATAAATAATGGCAATAACCCAAAAGATGATGCATTGACGGAATTAGCTAATTCCCAATGATCTTGATGAACTTCTAATCCTACTATAATATTCACTGTGCCAGCTTCTGTGTATATTACATAAGATACTGGAAATGTATCAAGAAACATGTTTGTATGTTTTTAATTGTTTTCGTAATTTCCAATAATGCGAAAGCTTATTGGTATAAGGTTTATCAAGTTTATTTCTTTCTCGCTTAGAATATTTAATTAATGTTCTAATATAGTTATCTAGTTTATATCTACTTATTCTAAAACTACCAAAGTGATTTAATAATATGATTGGTCTATTTGACTCTGCCATATGCTTCTTAGTAGACTTCATTACAGAGTTAATTACACTATCAACATCACTCACTTTTAGATTTAGCTTTTTCGCTACTTCCTCGTGAATTACTTTCATCGTCTACAATTTCATAATAGTGTACAATAGATAGCTTAGGATTTTGATCTACATATTCCTTTAGCTTCATAATAGTTACAGACAAAGCATAATCTTGCTGTCCTTTAATTAATAATCCCTTACTGCTCAACTTATTAAGTATAGTAGAGTAAGCTGATTGAGAAATATTTAATCTCTTCAACAGTTCTTCTCTACCTTTTCCATAATAAGGAGACTCAGGTCTTAGTCTATTATCATTAAATGTGATAATTCCAACAAGTGTTCTAATTTGATTATTAGTTAGTTTGTTGAATCCATTTAAGACATATGTCTTAAAATAGATAGAATAAAATTCTTTTTTAGTAAGTTTCTTGACATTCATAAATAAATTTATTATATTACAATATACTAAATAAAAACATACATGTCAAATAAAATCTAAAATATTTATGACTAATACTGAATTTATACTAGTTACGACATATGATCATCATGATATTAATCACTATTGCTTAACAGAAACAGATCTTGATTTTGTTCAAAAAGGTAAAAATAAAAACTTATACATTAAGCTATGTAAGTCTAAAAAATTAGCTGAGAATAGAATAAACGAATTAATATTAACAAGAGCAGGTAGGTTAGATTTATTATCTGAAGCTTTTAATGTAGAATTTGATACTCGTAGAAAATACATTATAACAAGATTGGTTGATTGGCATATTAAAAAAGAATTTGTATAAAGCTTGACTTTTGTCTTTTTTTTTAGTAACTTATTACTAAAAAGTACTTATTAGTTACTCCCAGTAGGGAGTATGGTGGTGTTTTTTTGATTACTTTTTTAACTTAAAATTATGATTAAAGGATTTGGTAAAAAATATAAAATAGATTCTAATAGTGAAATAATAAAATATGAAGACTACAATACTTCTTTTATGGAAGAACTAGGATATGTAATTCTTCATAAAATCTTTTATGAATCTGGATTAACAGATGTACATATTTACCCTGATTTACGAAGAAATTTAGAAGAGCAATTAGCAGATTCTATACATTATGAGCAGTATGAACTAGCTGCTGAATTACGAGATATACTTGAAAATATATCATACGAAATTGAATAATTTATATGAGTGTTTATCAATATGACAAAGCTCCTTTAATTAGACTTGCTGATGTAATTAATTGTTTTGATGACAGAATTTTAGAATTATATACATACATCAATCACAATCAAATATCAGTACTTTTTCATGATCACAAAATAATATTTGCAACTAATCATGTTTACTTGATTAACCCTTCAACTAAGGCTCAAAGAGCTTTAACTTACAAAGATGCATCTTCATTTAAAGAATGTTTAAAACGGCATCTTTCTCAATTAAGAATTTCAACATTATGATTATAAAAACAATAAGATCAATCGTTAAGTTTTTCTCTAAAGATGATTTACTAAACTGTAAAAACTGTGGAGGTGAATTACAATATGACAATGACTCAGGCAGTCCTGTTGAATCAACTTGTTCTAATTGTGGTCATGTACGATTAAACTATGAGCATTACACCTAAAGAGGAGCGAAAGGGATGTATCATAACGTATGAGATAACGTATAAGGTAACGTATAAAATAACAGTTATTATGATTAAAAAAATTAAACAACTACGAGTTGAGCAACACGATTTGCTCCTCAAATTACAAGCTCTTCCTAAATCTAGAGAAGTAGCTACAGCAATAACTAATTTACAACAATCAAGAATGTGGTTAGGAGAAGCTTTAGGAGTACTAGGTGCTCAGAATCCTTA